GGCTTGAGACCATCACGCACATCTATAAGCGCTCTGTTCTGTAAAACTGCACCACTGTATTGTATAAAACTGTCTTCAATAATTGGTTTTAAATTGCTCATTTTTATTTATTCCTTTATTATATTTTGTTCCTTTATAGCTTTTACTATTTTAGTAAAAACAGTTAAATCTATAGCGTTACCCAAACAAAATCCCAATTCTCTAGTAGATGCGACTTCAGCCATTTTAGTAGCCTCTTTTAAATTCCATCCCATTATTCTTGCCATTTCAATACCAGATAATTTGTATAAGCCTTCTTTTCTTAAATATAAACCACTAGACCCACCTTTTCCTCCACCTGTTGCTGTTAGCGTAATAGCTTTACCATTTATAGAATAAATTCTGTTACCTTGTCCGCCATTATTGTAATCACAGATTTTAATACTATTTTTATAATTTAAAGGACATTCTATATACTCATAATTATCAACAAAACATTCTGATACGGGTGGCAATAATATATCTTTTACCGTTAATTGTGAGACATCTTTTTTGGGAAATTCAAAAGAATCAGTATTTAAAGTAGATACTGCAAATACTCTATTTCTAATAGACATTCCACCATAATCACTAGCTTTCATTTTAAGCCAAAAAGTATGATATCCTTCCTGTGCTAATAAAGTAATCCAGTCATTGAAACCAGTTATAAATTTTTCACTTACTAAATTAGCTACATTTTCCATAATTAATACTCGCGGTTTAGGAGAATTATGTAATAACCTTAATACTTCGTAAATAAGACTTGATTGTTTCCCATTTAAGCCCGCCTTATTACCAGCAATTGATAAATCTGTACAAGGAAAAGAATAAGTCCACACATCGGCATATGGTAGAGATTGAATTTTTGTAATATCTCCCAAGTTTGGGCAGTTAGGAAATAGATGCTGATAAATTTTTAAGGGTCTAGGGTCTATTTCACTAATGGCTATTGTTTCACAATTATCATATATTGTTTCAAAAGCTTTACGCTGAGTACCAATACCAGCAAAAAGTTCGATTATTTTCATTAAATTACCTCTACTAACCAAGTTATATTTTTTGTTTTACTACATTGTCTAATTTCACCATAAGTATTTTTATTTTTAGATATATAGAATTCTTGGTTATCAAACCAAAAATACTTTCCAACTAATGAGTTGTTTGTAATATATATTTTATTATTTTTTATTTCAATAGGTAAATTCTTAGATAATATTGGATAATATTTTTTTGATGTTGAAGAAGTCCCACTTTTTTTAGCATAAGATTGCCATTTAAAGCTATGATTATTCAAAAAAGTATCTAAATCTTCTAATACAATTTTATCTAGTGATACTATTAAGAATTTATTTACATTTTTATTCTTATAATATAAACGAACAAATTCTTTTGCATTTTCTTCGGTTTGAATATTATTCATTACTTCTTTACATATGTCGTAGTTTGCAGTTGTAGCAGTAAACTGACCACAACGTGCACTTGGACATAATTGTTTAACTTCTATATATTCGTTTAATAGTGGTGAATATATATCAGATTTGGTTGAATCAGTGCCTCCATATAAAATTGCATTTGAATCATAATTCGTTTTAAACCACTTGTAAGCTGTTAATTCAGAATCTATCCATGTGTTATTCATTTTTATTCCTTTATTTTATTAAATCTATTTTAATTAGCTTTGGTTTCTTTATTCAATTGGCCCCTCCATCAGATGTACAATAAGATGGTGGTATACAGTTGATAACCCATTATTCTCTCACCTTACTAAAATCTACTTTCTTCATTATAAAATCTCTTCTTGGTTCTACATCTTCACTCATTAAATCATAAAGTAAATCAATTGCTCTATCGTTCCATTCCATTACATCAATACGCTGATATTCTGGCGTAAACATCGAAGCACGCGCCGTTTCAGCCGGCAATTCACCAAGTCCTTTGGCACGGGTAACTTCTCCTTTAATTTCCCCCCTTACTTTGTCAAATTCTTCGTCAGTAAAATAGTAGGTTTCTTTTCCTTTATTAGTTACTATATACAAAGGGGAACGAAGCCAACAAAGTCTACCTTCTTTAATAAATTCTGGTGCAAGATATTGAAGAGCTGCCATTATGAGTAAACCTATGTGCGCGCCGTCGCTATCAGCATCGGTGCAAATAGCAAGGCGACCATAGCGTAGTTTAGAAGGATTGTATTTGCCTGGGACTATATTCATAGCACTTAAAAGAAGTTTAATTTCTTCATTATTAAAAATCTTTTCTTCTGGATTGGAAAGACAGTTAATAATCTTTCCTCTAATAGCTAAAATCCCATATTTGGTATAGTCTCTTGCTTGAGCCATACCACCCATAGCACTGTTTCCTTCTACAACGAGAAGTGTTGCGTTTGGTCCGAGGAACTCAGCATCTTTGAGTTTGTCTGAAGCGAAGACTTTTTTCTTCTGATTCTTCTCGATTTCCTTTGATGCCTCGAGAACTTGTTTGCGCGCACGCTCTGCTGCACGTTCGGCTTTAAGTTCTTTGGTAAGTAATTCAACTATTTGGTCGAACTCATTTGGAAAGCGTCGATTGAAGTCTTCAAGCATCTGAGTAGTACATCTTTGTGCCAGCCCTCTAAGTTCTGGGTTAGTAATCTTATTTTTAGTCTGTCCATCATAAATTGGGTTTTTAAGATTAACCGAACATATATAAACCAAGCCGGCACGCACTACATCTCCAGAACCTAAATCTTTAACTTTCTTTTTAAAGAAATTGGTTAGAGCTGTTTTAATACCCGTAATTGGAGTGCCGCCATTTTCATTCTCGCCGCCGTTTGAGAAAAGATAAAACTTTTCTTTACCAGTAGTCCAATTAAGTATGATTTCAATGTCAATATCATTTTCAGTGGTTTGAATGTGAATTGGATGCTTATGAATCCGCTTTGATACTTTTGCATCTGCAAAATCCATTAAACCATTTTTACTAAGATAACTTTTCTTTTCTTTAGTTTCAGCATTAGAAACAATAAATTCAACACCCTTATTAAAATATGAATACTCTTCTATTATATTGCAAATTTCATTAAAGTCAAAATGTATTGGCTCAGCATTGAAAACTTCTTGGCTTGGTTTGTATACGATATACGTACCCTGCGCGTGGTCATTCAAAGGTTTCTTCTGACACCTGTCCCATTTTGGAATACCTTTTTCAAATTCCATATACCACTCGGCACCATCTCGATAGCTTGAGATTTTAAACCAGTCGGATGAGCAGCAAGTTGCTGCGCTTCCCGTACCGTTGAGACCCCTGCTCTTTCCGCCATAAGCATTATCATCAAATTTTGCACCACTATGGTTTTCAGTCAAAAGATTTATCATTACTTCATTAGAGAAGTCGTTCGGGCCATGCGGCATACCACGGCCATAATCTCGACAACTTGCCCAATCTGCGCCAACTTCTATTTCTATTTTTGTAGCAGTAGGACAGACAAGTGCTTCATCGGTTGCGTTATTTACCAATTCCAAAAGCCCAGCAATAACTCCAGTATGGTCTGCGGAGCCAAGATAAATACCAATCCTACGCTGAACCCCCTCTCGGAAGGTTAACTGTTCTATTGATTGTGCATTATAATCCATTAACTATCTCCTATTATATAAATAATTCTATATAACTTATACTTTGTTTTATGCACTACCCACCTCCGCCATCTACATTCGGCGGAACAAAGTTCCTACAATCATACCAAAACCATCCACCTTCCCAAACCAAGAAATAGGTAGTTTGGAATAAATCATCAAAATAAGTATCCAAAACTTGAAGAAGTTTGCCGTCTTTTCGTCGCTTAACTTTAAACATTTCTCGTCTCTACCCTTCCTTTCATTTACTATTTATAGTATATCAGAAAAGATAAAATAACGCAAATTTTCAAATAAAATAGGAATAGGATTTATTCCTATTCCCAGTTTGATACGTTTTGAGTTTTTCTTTTCCTTCTTTTTCTTCTTGGCGCGGTAATCCAAATTAACAAATTTTCTGCTCGAGTCGCCGCTACGTAAGCCAATCTTCTTTCTTCGTCGCTCCATGGCGTAATTCCGTAAACAATTACGTTTTTTGCTTCTAACCCTTTTGCTGAGTGGGCGGTTAAAACTTTTACTGTATTATCTTGATTGCGTTTTTTCAACTCTTTATAATCTAAATCAGCTTGTTTGAAAGTATCATATGGAATTTCTTCTTCTTCTAAAGCATAACAAATTTGCTCAACCTGAAGATTACTACGACAAAGAACAAACCAATCTTTATAACTCTTTGTGCCATAGTCCCTAATTAAAAAAGGTATTTCGCTAATTGGCAAACATTCTCTAACTACTTTCCCATTTACCTGGCGCGCCGGTATGGATTCATCGTAATAATCGCTCCCTAATGGATAAATTATACTTCTGGCGTAGTCTAAAATTTTACGACCGTTTCTATAGTTAGTATTCATCTTATAGGTTGTAACATCTTTTCTTTTAGACAGCTCGATTAATTTTTCTGGACAGGCACCGTTGAAACCGTAAATTGATTGACGTAAATCTCCAATTAACATCCAATTTTCTGGCTTTAATACATTAAGAAAAAACTCGAACTGCGATTCATCACTATCCTGAGCTTCGTCAACTATAAGATATTTAATATGGTCTATAGCATCTGAATGCTTTTTTATAATTTCGAATAATTTGTCGAAGTCGTTTGCGTCTAATACTTTTCTTGTATTAATTCCAGCCTTTAAAAGAAGATAATTACAGTAAGAGTGAACCGTACCTATAAATAAATTTTCTGGGTTACCCAGCCGCTCTAACATTTCTGATGCGGCGTTATTAGTAAAAGTAATTGCAACTATCTCTTTAGGGTTCTCGCCGCTATTTAAAAGATATTTAATTCGGTTTACTACCGTTGCTGTTTTACCAGATGCAGGAGCCGATAAAACAACTACCTTATTTGCTTCTGTAGTTATAATTTTTTCTTGCATTGAATTATTCATATTTATCTTCCTTTTATTTAAATTTTAAATTTTAATAAATCTTTTCTTTGGAAATTTATGTCCATTTCCCATCCACTCTTATAAAAGAGAAATATATAAGAAAAATAAGCCCTTAAAAAATTGTACACTAAACTAGCGTAATGACTTTCTCTTTCTTGAGAAAACATTACACTTATATATATAAGTTTGCGCACAACTCATTGTTTAGTTAATAAATCTTTTCTTTGGAGCCATTTGATGCCCACTTCCCATCCACTTAACTATACTATATCAGAAATTTTTTTCAGATACAAATTTTAACTTGTCATTATGCCATCTCGTTTTTACTTTATATTTATCTTGAAAAATATCCTTGGCGCTTTGAATTTGCTTCATGTCACACCAAGGAACTCGATACAAATTAATTCCTTTGGCGAGACAATATGAATTTTTTCTTCTATCGTGTTCTTGATATTTATTAAACTCTGATTGAGTTTGAAAGAAATGTTTATTAAATGAGAAATGTTGCGGCCCGTCGACCTCTATTATCGTAGGCGCGCCGTGTAAATTAGAAATATAAAAATCAAAACGAAGTCTTCCCTTCATTAAATCTGGAAAACTTTTTTCTCTTATAAATTTAATTTTTTCTTTTTTAAGTAAGCGTATTACTTTTTCTTCGTATCTACTCATAATATCACCATAAAAAAGTAAAGATTTACGCTTAACCTTTTACTTTTTTATAGAAAATAAATTATTTTATTGTACAAAGGAGTTGGAAATGGCGTTAAAAGGAGATTATATAGGCTTTACCTATAACGGCATTCACTCTTCAGACTTGGGAATAATTCGAGTTTCTGGGGGTGACCGTTACGAGGAGGAATTATTGCCAGAAATCGAAGAAATAACAGTTGATGTGCCAAATAGTAACGGTACTTATTTTTTTGGGAGTCGTTACAAGACAAGACAAATGGCCATGAATTTTGCTTTTGACTTTTTAACTGAAACTGAATTGCGGCGGATTCAAAGATTATACGGTGACCAGAAATTACATCCTTTAATTTTTGACGAGGCGCCGTATAAGCAATATTTAGCAAAGGTTACCGAGCCGCCAAACTTTAATTTTGTGGCTTTTGACGAAAAAATTAATGGAAAGGGGAAGAAACAAAAGGTATTCAAAGGAGAAGGAACTCTTACTTTTACTTGCTATGAACCTTTTGCCAGAAGCCGCCGAACAGAAGTTACCGGAACAAACGGTATTAAAAGTACAAAACCTTTAAAATATATTGAAGATTTTAACTATCAAACGATTCCAGAATGGAACGAAATTAGTAATCGAGCGCCGGCGGAGAACTTTGGCGTAAAAGAAACGGCAGGCTTAACTGGAAATGGAGAAAACGCTTTTAATAATTTGGACGAATGGGTAGATTCGTTTAATTTTATTTCTAACGCAAATAAAAAATATGACTATCCTATATTTAATAGCGATGGAAAAGAGAGCGTTTTGCTTCATAACGCAGGAGATTTAGACACCTATCCTTTAATTGCTATACCGTTTCAACTTATATCTGGCTCAGCTTTAAATCTTACATTAAATAGTTATATGGAAGATGGAACTACGGTTGAACTATCTTATCTAAAATTAACCGAGTTAGAAAATACAAATAACGATTACTACTTTATAATAGATATGAAAAAAAGGTTAATTTACGGAACAAACCAGCAAAGAACAGCAAAACATACTATTTTTAATAGAAATATTTCAAGCGGAAATTTTTTCGCTATTCCGGGAAATAAAGGATATGATTATCAAATAGTTTTTAGCGGGCTATTGTTTTCTAAAATTGAGGCGAAGGT